CTGCCGCATCAGCTGGCGGCCTGGAACGAGCTCCAGGAAACCTTGACGACCAAGCAGCTCGAAGACTTCGCAGAGGCGTTCCGGGCGGCCCCGAAGCCCAAGGTGGGCCTATTCCAGCCCGGATCCCCGTTCAGCTACAGCCTGACCCCCAACGTGACGTACGGGGAGCTCACTCAACAGTCCGAGGCCCGCAGGTTCACGGCTCAACATCAGTGCGACACGGCTCTGGTGTTGGCTCAGTTCGTCCAGAAGGCCCGGGATCACTTCGGTGGACCTGCAATCATCACCTCTGGCCACAGGCCCCCCAGGATCAACGCCCAGGTCGGTGGGGCCAGCCAGTCAGAGCACCTTTATGACGCACCGAACACTGGTGCCGTCGACTTCTACGTTGATGGGACCTCCGTTTACACCTTGCAGGCCTGGGCCGACAAGGAGTGGCCGTATTCCTTGGGTCTCGGGGCTCCCCGGGGCTTCATCCACGTCGGGATGCGCCCCGGCAAACCCCGGCTAAGGTGGGACTACTGACACCAAACCCATGAAAAAAGGCGGCAAGGGCACCAAGGGCGGCGGCGGTAAGAAGGGCTACTGATCTGCGGCTTTTACCGCTTGACCAGTGGGGTGATGACACCGGCCAGGATCTCGATGGCCCGGTACAGCTTGACCGCCATCCGGCTGTATTTGCCCAGGGCCTCGTTGTCGCGAGGGGTGGGCGTCAGGTTCACAATGGCCACCGCAGCGCCGTGGACGGCCACTACGACAGCTACGTACTCAACGATCCTGGGGGTCATGGGCGTGGGAGTCGCTGGTTGCAGTTTGCCACTTGCGACCCAGGTTGTCTGCTGCCTCCTTGGCCAACCATCGGGTCACCATGACTTCATGGTGCCAAGCGGTGTTCAGGAGCTCTGCTGTGGCCAGGAGTCCTGACCAGTCCTCGTCCTCATACAACTCCAGCAACGTCCGCTGGACTCGCACCTCGCTCAACTCGAGCTCGAGGCTCTGTTCAATCGGGTTCAACGCTTGCGCTCAATGGCCCGAAGGCGGTCCTCATGGTCCTCAAGCATGACCTGCATCGCGCCAAGGATCGTGGTGGTCTTGGCTTCAAACCGACCCAGGCCCCCGGCAATTTTCCAGAGAGCAGAGACCCCGGCGCCCCCAAGGCCAAGAACGGCAGCGAGGGTGGCGGGGTCCACGGACAGCGGGTCTACATCAAGACGCAGTTTAACGGCTTGGACCCCTCAGGCAAACACTTGGCGCGGGGTCGGCGGGTGGGGGCTAGGGGTCATGGGATTGCAACTCCGAATGCAGTAATTAAGGCGCTGACACGGGCGTCCAGAAGGGCAAGATCTAGTGACTCGCCAATGCTGTAAAAGGCGAGCCTAGTGCTTGTTCGCTCAAATGCGGTGCCATTATCGTTTTGCGCAAAAACAAAGTAAGTGCGACTGCCAGGGATTGTAGATGTAGTTGTAGCGCCAGCAGCATTGGTGCCGCCAACCCTAATTGAAAAAGAATTAGACGCCGTCCTCGACACTCCGTAAAGACCTAAGCCAAGCGTTATGGTGCTAGCAGGGGCGGCGCTACGGCAACGAAGATTGTTGATAGCAACGTTATTGCCCAAGAAATCATCCGCAGTTCCTGCTCCGCTATAAGCACCAATAAGTCTTGTACTAGCAGGAGGATTGGCAACGTAAAATGCTACTGCAATGTGCATATTGTCGCGAGGATCGCTGTTTGCAGCTCTATTGCTGTCCAAGTGTTTTGTGGTTCCGTTTCCCACTAATCCAATTTTTCTGTTGTAGTCACCGGAGACGAAAGGACCAATATTTGCAGGAGCCGCTCCAGTCAAGGGCACCAGTGCACCGGCCAATGTCCGCGCTCCGGCAAGGATGCAACTCGCCTTGATAGCGGTCCAAATGCCGTCAGCTTTGCATCCAACAATGAAGTTGTTGACAGCGATGCGAACGGCAGGCTCTAGTAGTTGACCGTCTGCTGCTTGAACCGCAGCAAGATAAGCGGTGGCATCAGCGTCTGACACCAATCCGTCATACGTCGGCGTAATTCTCCAACTCATGACAGCACCTCCAGATGGGGTTTGGGTTGTGAACGGGGGGTGGTCATGGCAATGGTGCCACAGTTTTATAAGGGTGGCCTGCGGGCAGGCTTGCGGTGAGGCCCTCAGAATGAGCCATCCATCCTTCAATTTTTTGACGATTCAAAGTGTTAGATGGAAAAACAACAAGCTTCCACAGCGCCCCATTTCTATGGGTATTAAGACGGTCGTACCTGCCAAGAGAAAATTCGCCAGTTGGAGACAATGCTCCTGCTCTTGTTCCCGAAAGAGTTGAGGAACCGTTGATGAATAGTTCCGACTTAATGCCAGCAGTAAATTCTAACGATAAAAGAGTTTTAGTGCTTGCTGGGATTACGGAAGTTGTATGATTCATTGTGTATCCGCCGTTATAATAAATCCCGCAACCCGTGTCATAGCCAATCATAATCTCAGGGTCATCAATAGGAGTTGAACATATGTTGATAAGGCCAGCAATCGTGCCAAAACCTGGTCCGTCAACTTGTAAGACTGCTACAATAGAATATCCAGTTCCGCCGTCTGGCCAAGCCGTAACAGGGAGTGTTAAAAAATCTGCTGTAAAAACAATAGAACTGGAGCTATAGACTGGCCTAAGTGAAGCATTTGCCTGCGTTGCGTGTCTTGCGTTTCCACTTTTGTCGTTCCACTGACTAACGGCACCACTCACCGTCGTAACCGTCGTTGCATCAGCAGCATCAAGCCACAGTGTCGGGGCAATTATGCCGGGATTCCAGACGGACTCGTTCCAGGTGAAAGTCCTTGCCAACGTAAGCCTGGTCGGTTCAGTTAAAGGGCTCATGGGATAGCTGCCGCAAATGCGGAGATTAGGTTTGATACGCGGGCGTCAAGGAGGGCGAGGTTGAGGGATTCGCCGATGGAGTAGAAGGCGAGGCGAGCGTTGGTGTAGTTGCCAACCGATCCACCAAATCCTCCAGCAAATACGCGAATGTTTCCAGATACTACTGAAAGCGAATTGGATGAAGTTGTTTTCGTCAATCCTAGTGCTCGCACGTTTTCTTCTGTAGAAATGCTTCTAGATGCCCCAACAAAATTTAAGGCTGTGCCGCTTATTGAGTTCGATGCTGCGCTGTTTATTTTTCCTGATACCGTAGGGCCACCCGGATTGATAAAAAGCTGGCTACCGCTAAAATCACCTGAGTCTATCTGGTAGCCAAGTAGATTTGGCAAGCCAAAGGATGTGGTGTTGGCTACGGTTATGTAAGTTGCTAAATGCTTGCTGTTTTGAGGATCAGCATTGTTATTTCTATTGCTATTAAGCAGTTTTGTGTTTCCATCCCCCACCAACCCCGTCTTCCGAACGTAGTCAGTGCCGAGACCAATAAACCCATTGTTCGTCGGCGCAGTACCAGCAAGCGGAACCAAGGCCCCCGCAAGTGTCCGTGCCCCACTCAGGATGCAGCTGGCCTTAATGGCAGACCAGATGCCGTCCTGTTTGCAACCAGCGACAAAATAGTTGATTGCTTGTCTCGTACCTATTTCCAGAGCTTGACCATCAGCAGCTTCGACCGCTTGGATGTAGTTGCCAGCGTCCGTGTCGTAGGTGAAGACCTTGCTGATGATCAGCGTCATACTTCCTCCTCGACAACGGGTTCGGGGTCTCCTGCGACCACGTCAAAGCCTTCCAGGCCCGTAGGGTCAACGACGGGGACAACGCCAAACGGGGTGCCATCAGCGTTGTACTGAGGATCAATAGGTCCCGTAAAATACGGACCAACTTTATAGATCTCAGCGCGTTGCCGCACCGTCTCAACAATGCTGGCCTGGAAATACTCTTCAGGTGTGGTGGCAGTCGTGCTGCCTTGAACAAGACCGAACTCAACCACCAGGGCAGGCAGCAGTTCGTCAGGAATGTCGATCGTGAATTGAGCCATGATGATAATTCGTGTGTGGGGGTTAGGCTTTAATAACAGCGAAACCAATGACAATGGCTTCACTTAAAGCGCCCGCTGTAATGTTGCGGACATTGATGGTGGCTGATCCAGCAGCGGCTTGGGCATTGAGCAGATACGAACCTGCTGTGCCACCACTGACGTGATTCAAGATCAGCAAATCGTTGGCGGTAATTGAACTATTGGTAAGTGTAAAGGTAACGGTGGTGTCGAGAGCAAGTGATGCCCCGTTCATGGTAATACGACCAGACGCACCGTTCAAAGTGACGCCTGTGGCTTTGTTGGTTGCCTGGGTGACCGTTCCCCCAGTGCTGTAGCCAAGTGTGCCCTTGGTGCCATCGTATTGCGGTCCACCCGCCAGTGCCCCAGCGTTGTTGAAGAGAATGGCCCCAGAGCTGCCCGCTACGAGCGCGACGGTTCCAGTGGCATCTGGCAAGCTGATCGTCCGCGCAGCCGTTGGCGTAATGGTCTGGAGGGTTGTGGTGAATGTCCCCCCGTCGTCGAGGTTGATGCTGCCAGGGACATCCAGCTCGGTGTTGGTCGAATCCCACTTGAGGTTGGCAATGAAGCCAAGTTCATTAGAACCGTTGTTGACCTGGATGGAGCCCGAAACCCCCGCAGCAGCGCCCCCAAGCGGGCCCCAGGCAGCGCCGCTGTAGCCCTCGAACTTTGTGGTGGTGACGTTGAAGCGGAAGTAACCAGCGTTGGGACTGGCGTCACGTTGAGCCGTTGAGCCCGCTGGAATAACGGCAGAACCAGTGGCCCCTGTTTTCTGGACACCGCTAGCTGCAGCAGGGGGAATGGTTACGACGCCGGTCTGTTGATTTACCTGGAAGGTGTCGCCAACCTTGAACTTACCGTTTTGGTCGGTGCTGGTTAGCCAAACCCGGCCATCGTTCAAGTTGATGGATTCGTTGGCCTCGATGGGCACCCCACCGTTTTCCGGGAGCGCGTTGTAATTGGTGCCAGAGCCTGCGTACTCCATCGTGTGGGACGCAGTGCTGACCATTGACCGCAGGAAGAAGCTGACTGTCGCTGCGTTGGCATGGTTGTTAAGCAGGCCAAGGTTGAGAGAAAGGTCATTTGGGTCCGGACGACTGATGACAACGTTCCACCCGCCTCCGTTGGCTGTGGCGCTAAGGATCGGGTAGATGTCGGAGCCAATCTGAACCAGCATGTTGATGGCTGGACGGGTTGCAGCACCGAACCAGGAGCCACCAGCCGTCGGAGCGTTAATGGCAAATGTTGTGGCGCCAGCAGAGGCCGCTCCGTTGGCTGGGGCGGTGAAGATGGCAGCGGAGCTCTTGCCGTCAGCAATCAGGCCGTAGCGACCAAAGTCGGTGGTGCCGACCTCCATGTTGATCTGTCCGCCAGACAGCGCCTTGGCGTGGTAGTGACAGAACAGGCCGAAGAACGACACGGCCTGGGCGTAGCCGTTGTTGCACACCAGCAGACCTGGCCCATCCAGGCAGATCTGGGTGAACTCGTTAATAACGAAGCTCCGCAGGGGACTGCTGACGCTTGGGACAGAGCCATCGACAATGATGCCGCCACCAGTTGGAGCCGACGTCAGGTCACCACCAGTGCCTGCGTAGTTGTTGGGGTCAAACGCAGCGTTGTTGATGCCGCTGTCGGCAAAGTTGGTGCAGTTGTTGATGAACGGGCTTTTTTTGATGTTGCAACCGGGGTAGAACCCTGCGACCCAGCCCTGGGAAGTGGGCAAGCCATAGGTGGCATTGGTGTCAACAGCGTTGCCACCACGGGACCCAGAGGCCTTGAGGCCCACAAACGTAAATCCGTCGATGTAGGTGCCGCTGTTGCAGCGGAACATGATCTGTTCCTCGGTGGCCGGCGTCGGGTGAACGAAGCACGACCGTTGTGCCTCGCCAACGATGGACAAGTTGGCGACGGTGATGTCGATGGGCAAGATTTCCTGGTAAACGCCAGGCACCACCTTGATGATCCAGCCAGCTGATGCAGATGCGACAGCTGCCTTGATGGTCTTCATCGGATTGATGATCCGGTGACCATCAAAGCTGTCATTGCCGTTGACGGAGTCGACGTAAACAACAGTGGGCTGAACGGTGAACGTGCCGCCTGATGTGATCCCAGACCACATGGAGCCAGTCCAGTAGCTCAGGGTCTTGTTGGCGTCGTTTTGCAACCATTCCCGGCCAACCACAAAGCCACCAGCCGGGGCAGTAGGGGTCGTTGGACTGACGATCAACGGCAGCAAGCCGTCTGCGTACGCCTTGGTGGCTGCGTCCTGTGGGTCTACCGGGTTCGCAACGTTGGTGATGCGTTGGTTGCTGGCCGTCGGGAAGCCCGTTACCGGATCGACGTAGACCGATTGCTTGATGTCGTCGTCGATCTCCTGTTCTTTGTACAGGTGCTGCAGGTTGGTGGTGTCCAGGTCAGCCGCGACCAGGGTCGACCCGTCGGCAAAGTCAACCAAGTTGCCGGGCAGGGGCGTCAAGCGCCTGATCTCAACCCGAACCCCCGCCCCAGGAGCTGTCGTGAACTGGATGGTGCTGTCGTTGACCCAGGTGAAGGCCGACGTCAGGGTGTAATTGACATACGCAACGATGTGTTCCTTGCGGATATAAGGAAACGCCACTGCGAATTGAGTGGCTGAGCCGTTGCCGGTATTGATGCTGTACGAGTAAGGCATCGGGGTCTAGCGGGGGGTTGGGGACCAGGAGGCGCTGGGTTGCGCTGGCTGCAAGCTGTTGTCCATACCGTACCGTTGAATGTAAGTTTTTTCAGCCTTTCTGGCTTCAGCGTCGGCCTCTTCGGCAGCAATGAGCTGACCCTTGGCCGTGTTGAACTTGAAGTCCTCCTTGGCCAACTTTTTGAACCGTTGGATCTCGGTTTGGATTGCAGCAGCACGGAGGCTGACGTCGCGGCTTGACGGCCCGTCAATGGGCCAAGACTGGTACTGAGGGGACTCGATCAACTTGGTGGCTGTCTGTTCAAACGTCAAGCCGTACTCGTCCTTGACGGACGCAAAGCGCACGACGTAGTCCTCGAGCTCGCTGGGGGTCAGGCGCATCTCTGGGCCAAAGTCAGCGGCCCGTGGCCCAGAGAAGTTGGTGCCCTTGCCGGACAGCATGCCCATCTCTTCGTGAACGGGTCCAAGGGTTTCGCGGCCTTGTTGGAACGCAGCGAACGGGGTGAACTGCATGGCGGCCTGGAGCCACGGCATGTCAGCTGGGATGACCTCTGCGCCCAAGATGCCCTGGGTCAAGATCGGGGCCCCGTTGATCCAGTCACGACGCGCCGGCAACGTGTTGGACCACCCGGGCGTTGCGTTGCGCACCTCGTCCAAGGTCTCCTGGAAGAAGCCCATGAGCCCGCCGATGTCGCTTGGGTCCACGGTGCGGCTGATCGGATCTGTCTCGCGTCGTGATGCCCGCAAGGAGCTGCTGTACGGCACCAGGCTCGCCACGATCCTGGACATGTACCGAGCCAACGGATCGCGTTGAGCGGGTCCGGTGATGATCTTGCTGGGGTTGAACGCTGCTTCGTACAGCTCGTTGAAACCTTGGAAATAGCTTTTGCTAAGCACACCGCTGGTCGACATCCGAGCCAAGGTCAGCACCAGGCTGGACCCCAAGCGGTTGCGGTTCTCAATCGACAAAGAATTGGCAATGTCGGTGTAATCACCAATGGCCCCAAAGAGCGTGGCAAACGGCTCCAAAGCTCTCATGGACGTAGGAACCGACCAGGTCCTTGCGGTTTCGTCCCAGATCTGGATCGAATACGGCATCCGTTTCTCGATCGTCGTCCACTTCTCCTTGGCGGCAGGGTCAATCGGGCCACCACCGTTAAACCTGAGATACCCCAGCGCCGATCCCATGGCGACCAGCGACAAAGCCGTTGACCCCATCGCCACTTCCCCCACGGCCCGGTCCCGGGTCCCGGCGTCCTCGCTGGTGACGTCCCTCCACCACGTGTCAACAAAGACCGCAGCAGGCGTGTTGCGCATGGCGGACTTGATGATGTTTGTTGGCACCCGTTGGAACGGTTGGATGAACTTGAAGATCGGACCAACCAAGCGGGCATTGGACAGCGTTTGCATGGCTTCGCCTGGGATCGACCCAATCCGGCCAAAGGGCACCGAGCCGTTGAGGACAAAGTTGGCCAAGCGGTGCTGCGTCTGGCCCTCGTCCACGTACTTCTGGGCAAAGTCCTGCAAGTCGTTGCCGCTCAGACCCTTGGACTGGCCGATGCTGATGCCGTTCGACAGGGTCCTGGTCTCAAGTTCAGCCCACACGTTGTCGGTGAAGTTGATGGCGTTCATGAAGTTTTGGGCGTGAGGGCTTTCCATGACCACGTCGGCCAAGTTTTTGCCGTCAATCACCGCTGACTTCATGGTTTCTTGGGTCCTGGCGTCTGCGTATTGCTGCGCAAACTTCCAGGCCTCTGGACTGAACTCCTTCATGCCACGCTCCATTGCCAGATCCATGCCCCGGGGCAGGTGGCGCACGTGCTCGTAGGAGTAGCCAGCGAGCGTGGAGTTGAAGGTGTCGATGCCAAGGGCCAAGCGGCTGGCGCCTGTGCCGACGACCTGCCAGACGCGGTTGATGAATTGGCCGATGGGGCGTTGAGCGTACTCCTGGCTCATGTTGACCGTGTTGATGGTCCAACCGGTCTGGGCATCTGGTCCGGACAACAGCTCGCCCTGGGCGTCGCGTTGAGCAATACGGTCCAACCAATCGAGTGAGCTGACGTCCATGTTCATCAACGACCGGCCAGCTTTTAAGGAGTGGCCAGCAATGCGCATGGCGTTGCTCAGGTTCATCCAGTACTGCTGGTACATCAGCATCGAGTACATGGCTCGCTTCATCTCGCCCTGGGCCACGGCGCCTCCCGCTTGTTGCAATGGGAACCGAGCCAGGTTCAGCATGCCGTTAAAGAAGTTGGTGTTTGCAGTGACGCCGCTGCTGATCAGGTTGTTGACCCGCAACATCAACAAACCGCTGGGACCAGTGTTCTGCATGGCCGGGTCATCAAGACGACGCCACCACCTCTCGCGCATGGCTGGTTCAGCGCCGGCACTGATCAGGCTTTGAGCCAGCGCATCAGCCGCGGCCTGGGCCTTAGGCGTGATTTCGCCACCGTTGGCGGCTTGCACTAGCTCCTCGTCGATCTTGCCGGTGATGGTCTCCTCGATCGGGCGGGCTCCTTCAACTTGGAGCTCCCTGGTGATCGCTTCCTCGATGTCGACCGCTTCGGCTGGTGGCCCGGCAGGCCCGGCAGGACCAGCGCCGACCATCTCGGCCGATGGCCCAGCAACAGCCGCGGGCTCGCCTGCCACTTGCGCCACACCTGTTGCCGGTGGAGCGTCGTAGTTGCGGGGCACCTGCATCTCAACGCCTAGCTGGCCCCAGGGCCTGGTGACTCGCATCACGGCTTCGTGGGTGGCACGTGCTGACTCGGCCGCAGTGATCAACCGGGCCAGGCGTTCTGATTCGTTGAGGCCTTCGACACCAGCTGAGTTCAGCCACATGGCAGCTTCCATCGAAGCCTCAACCTGCTTCTTGTCGGCCAGCCACATGGCACGGTTCAAGGCGCCCAGCTGGTACTCCTCAAAGCCAGCAATCAGTGGATCCAGGCCCCGCATGATGCCAGGACCGTCTTGACCGTGACGAGTCAGCCATGCTTCGTTCAAGGACCGGTACTCCTCCCGGGTGAACGTCGGCTTCCCAGACATCTCGGCCCGATCAGGCAACACCTTGGACATCGCGTTGTAACCGTCAACCAGGTCTTCCTTGGTTGCGGTGTAGATGCTTTGACCGGAAGGGCTTTGGGTCTTCTGGAAGCTGTTCGCCAGCAGATCGTCGTAGCTAAGTTCTCCGCTCAGCAGTTGCTCCTTGGTCAACCCAAGTTGCTGGGCAAATCGACGCACCCA